GTCAAGATCAACAATTGAAGATGCAAGAAGATACTAAAAAACAAATTGCAGCTCAACAACAACAAATGCAACAAGAGGCTCAAGAGTTTGAAAGAGAGAAGTGGTCTAGAGAAGATGTTAGATTGCAAGCTGAGTTAGATAATAAAATTACTCTTAAGCTTATTGATAAAGAAAATGAGCCTGAAGAAGTTGTTGAAGAAAAAGATAATAGTTTGGATCTAGAAAAATTAAGACAATCAGCAATTAAAATACAAAAAGATCATGAGGCTAAATTAGCTGCATTAAGAGAAACAGCTAGACATAATAAAGTAGCAGAAGAACAAAAAGATAAAGAAATTAGTATAAAAAGATCTAAGCCAATAACAAGTAAATAATGGTTTAGTTATTAAAGTTGTTAAATGTTTATAAAATAAATAACAACCTTTTTATATTAATATAGTAAAAAGACTAATATATGGCAAGTAATTATTTTGAAGGAATATCTATAGAAGATTTACAAAACTATGATCCTAATGATGATCAAAGTAAAGTTACTATACAAACTCTAGAAATAGATTCTGATAATAAAACTATAAAAGACCTTAAAACTGGGGTAGAGATTATTGATAATGTAGATCTTTCATTTGATTTAGATGAATTAGCTAACATTACAGTAAGTGAAGGAGATAAAGAACAAGCAAATAAAGATAACAAACAATCTAAACCTGCTAGTGTAGATAAATCTTCTTCTGTAACAAATACTTTGTTATCAACTCTTGCCTCAAATCTACGCAAAGCAGGTATTCTTGATGAATTAAGTGATGAAGAGCTTGAAGGTATTGCAGATGAAGATAAACTTTATGATGTAATACAAAAGCAAATAAAAGCTAATGAGTATAAGAGTTTGACAGAAGATCAAAAGTTATATTTAGAAGCTATTAAAAGTGGAATTCCAGAAGAAGATTTTGCAATCAACAGAAAGAATTCAGCTTATTTTAAAAATATTGATGATGAAGCATTAGCTGATAATAAACAACTACAAGCTGATTTAATTTATCAAGGTTTTCTAATTAAAGGATTTAGCAAAGAAGAAGCAAGTGAATATGCTATTTCTATTGTAAAAAGTGATGCTAATGCTTATGATAAAGCTTTAAAATCTAAAGATTCAATCATCAAATACAACGATGATGTATTATTGAAAGAGATTAAAGCTGAAGAAGATAAAGTAAAATTAAAACAAGAAGACAATAGAAAAAAACTTAATGAACTTAAGACAAAGATTGAATCTTCTACTGAATTAGTACCTGGAATAACAATCAATAAAACAACTAAAGACAAAATATATAATTCTATTACAAAGTCTGTAGCTGTTGATGAAGATGGTGTACCAATGAATGAAGTCCTTGATAAATATATCAAAGATGCTGATTATAAAATGAAGCTACATGCTTTTCATATATTGACAAATGGTTTTACAGATTTTAGCAAGATTAATACAGAGACAAAAACAAAAATAGTTAAAAGCCTCAAAGAAGAATTTGATAATACTAGTAGTAGATCAGGTGGCTTTGGTCATTCTGGAATACTTACTTCTGAAAAAATTGCTTTATGTACTCAATGGTAATCTTATTATCCAACTCTGCTTGCAATCTAAGATCTTCTCTAGACCATTTTTCTCTTTCAAACTCTTGCATCTCTTGTTGCATTTGTTGTTGTTGAGCTGCAATTTGTTTTTTAGTATCTTCTTGCATCTTCAATTGTTGATCTTGACGTTGCTTAGTTTCAAGTTCAGCATTAGTAAACTTATTTCTAATACTAGCAATGCTATCTGTAGAGTAAATATCTAACAATTGACTAAATACCATACTACCAGTTTGAATACCAGCATGAGCTAATTGCTTCATAACTGTTAACAACTCATTACTAGCACTACCATCTGTAATCTGTAAGCCATATTCACACTCATTGAATTGCTCACCATCCATCTCAAAAATAGCTGTAGATTGATCATCTAAGACATACTGAACCTTTTTGTTACGTTTGTTACGCCAAGCAAATTTGGCTGTCTCTAGCAACGTCTGAAGTACCCTCAGCTTCAAATAATCATGCTCTATAAACCAATACTCTGTAATATGAGAACTCTGTGTTACTTCTCTATTAACATTATTAACAGCTTCTCTAGTATCTATTTGTCCTTGCCTAGCTTCTGATACACCAGCAATCTCACCCATCTCAGCTTTGATAAAAGACATCATATTCATATAAAGTTGAATACTATTACCCATCTCCATATCAATAACTGGATTACTTTGTTGCATTGTACCAGCAATCTTACCAGTAGCTTGACCTTTGTTGCCTTCTTTAAAGCTATCTACAACAGCCATATTCATACCACTAGCAAATGACAGCCATTTATCCAACTCCCATTCCTCTGGTATATAAGCTAAATCTAGTTTCATTATTTTACCTAGATTCTTACTAATCATTAATTCAGTATTGTATGCCAAGATATTATACAAATATTGGTAAGGCTTCATGCGATCCATTAAGCTTACACCTCTATTATCATTTGTATTATAAATAGTACCTACAATCCCAGGACTACATTTAGATGGATTTTCCATTGATCTAAATTGTACTTCCTTTGGTTGCATTCTTACATAAATAGCTTGATCATCTCTCTCAACATTAGTAAGACCGCCAATCTTATGACCCTCCCACCATTCATTGATCCATAATTCTTCTGAAGTCTCACCTCTAGAAGTATCTAACTTATAATTCTCATCCATAAGATCAACTTGCTCATCACCAAATTCATCAAAGAATGTTACTTTTTTCATTTTTCTATATGATCTCCAATAGATCTTAGTAACTCTAATATTACCATCCATTCTAAAAGGATTCATAAAATCTGAATTACTATTAGCAAGTAAATCAATTTCAATACCTTCTGTAAGAGCAATAGGAGTACTATCAAATGTTCTACCAATATCTACAAATGGAGTAGGTGTACCAGCAGTACCTTTGCTTTGCATACCTCTTTCAATATAATCTACTTGCTCAGGTTTCAGATACTCATGATATTCATCAATTATTTGCCCAGGACTCATAAAATTGACTATCATAATAATATCAGCATCTTCTATATAAGGAGATTCTCCACTTCTAATAACATGTACATTGAGAGGATTAAGCTTTCTTACTACTGGCTCTCCTGCAATAATATCACATTGATACATCTCCTCAGAGCTAATTAAAGCATCTTTAAATCCTTTAGCAAATTTAAGATCCATTTGCTGATGTTGATACAAATACTTGAGAATATGAGTACTCATTCTTTCTCTAATATCTTGATACTCATAAGATCTAAATTTCTCAAAGTTAGCTAAATCTTGTTTGATTTTTTCCTCACTAACTTCTTGAGCACTAAGATGCTCACTCATCAATTGCATAAATCTTTCTTTGAGATCTTTCTCTTTCATAGAGATAGCATCTTCATTCATTACTCTAACAGTCCAATTAAATTTTCTTTTAATTGACTCACCATATAATAAATCAATTTTAGGATTAGCAATTGGATAATTCTGCATTTTAGCAGGAGCTTGAAATCCCATAATATTAAAAGGATTACAGGTTCTCTCAATATCTGATTGATCTAAGATATCAGAGTATAAATCATAATTAATTCTTTTGTTTTTATATGATTTTCTTAAGCCTTCATTACGCCATAATACTAATGCTTCTGCACCATTAATACATTTTTTTCTCCAAGTTTCATCCTTCTTGCTAAAAGGCAATTTCTGTGCTGGAAAACCAGAGTTTTTAATATCTACTATCATCTTCTATTGTAAGTAAAATGTCTGTTATAATTTCTATCAAAGAAGTTATCTTTACTTAAATCTTTAACTTTTTCTTCTTGAGCTTTATGTAAAAACTTTATTCTTTGATTCCTAAGAATAGCAACCATATTCATTGCAGATACTCTATCAAAGTTTCCATCTTTATTAAAAGATAAACATTCTTTGAGATATCCTACGGATTTTATCATGTGAAGGTTTAATACTCCTTCTTTCTCACCATAAGCTTGCTCTAGCATCCAATCTAATTGAGAACTTAATCCGTGAGCATTTACAGCTTTATTACCATCAGTACCTTTAGCTTTATTACCTTCTTTATGTATAGTGATATCCATTTGACCTTTTAAGTATTCTGGATTATTACAAAGCAAATGCAATGAATTCTTTCTATCATACCACATAAACAATCCTTTTTTGTTATTCTCATAATTATGTTCAGCAGCATAAAAAATATTAATCATCCTACATCTCTCATAAAACTCTGTACTCTTTGGCCTACCTGTGTACTCAGCAACAATTCTATCTGTAAATAAATCCAATACAAATGTACTTCCTAATGAAGTAGTAGATGATTCATCATCATCATAAGTATCTGTACCTTGAATATATCTACCTTTGAATACATTACCAGCAGCATCTTTTTTAGGCATCTCCCATATTTGTATGATACCTTGTTTATCTTTGTTATTTTTTATAGGCCAATCAGTTACCAATTGATGATCATCTGTAGGTATCCATTTAACACTACCTGTAGCATCAAATACCATATCTCCAAAGTAACTAGCATTATGATATTTATGAGGATTACCTTGTAATTCAGCAATATGATCTTTAATCATTGCTTGAGGAAACATTGCTCCTGTAGCATTAAGAAACATCTCACTTGGTACTAGAGGATAGTTCATCATCTCCATATTGATAGCAGATGGATCATTAGCTTTCTTTGCTTTAGCTCTCTTCTTTAAAAAGAAATCTAATGCTTCTTCAATATTAGTATTACCATTTTCATCTTTGAAATCATTAGGGGCATAAATAGCTGGAACAAAGAATCCCATTAATCCAGTATTCTCAAACACATCATCAATAGCTAACATATCAAAGCCTATTGGATCTCTGAATAATTTCTCAGAATCTTGAACTTTTTCAACGTTACCACCAGTACCAATGTATAAAGCACTACCAAACTTCCAAGCACCTCTATTAAGAGCAGCAGCATTAGATCCATGTACAGCTAAAGCATTGGGTAACAAACCAGTTTCCTCTACAACAATCATTGTGGGCCTAGTACCAGCAGCAGCTTCAGGATTATCTGTAGTAAAGATACCATGTTGTATAGATGATCTAGATCCTTTTTTAATCCAGTTATCTCCTACTTTAAAATCATACTCATGCCTATAAGCATTCTTTTTATTGTTAGGCCCAAGACTCCCTGATACTTGTTTGTCTAATGGTGATGGTTTAAAATCCAATGTTTCTTTAGCCCATTGTCCAGGAAGATTTTCTTTAGCATCTTTAAACTTCTCTAGCAAATCTGCTGATTTATCTGTAATAGCTGCACCAACAAATACTGTTACTTTAAAAGGATGCTTAATAGTTTCTTCTGTGTATTCCTTTGCACCATCTGTTAAGAACTCATGCAATATAATACCTACAGAAGTACACATAGATTTACCTAAATCTCTAGTACTGAGCAATATAAGGTTCTTAGCAGGATTATTATAAATAGGTAATCCTAGAGGTTTCTTATGTAACATTCTAAGATACTCTCTAGGTTTAATATACTTCTTAGGATCACCTTGTTTATTAAAGCAATCTGGATCAGTTAACTTATTTCTTTCTCCTGTAATAAAATCATATAATTCTATATTACAAGAGTATTCATCATCATCTCTAAATCCAGAGAAACCTCTACATTCAAACCAATTGTAAAGATATTCCCACTCAAAATCTCTTAAATCTGGACGTATTAATGATTTAGCTGTAGTCTTTTGAGAACCTTTTTTAACGTGAGATATAGTACCCATGTTAACATAGAAATATAAGTTAGGAGTCATAAATCTCCATTTACCATCATATTTATCTATGTCTTTATAAAGTTCATCTATCTGATAATCAGAGTTTAATCCATTATGATGAACATCTACTTTAGCGTCATCAATACTCCAGAATCCTTCTATACAACGCTTTTTTTGCTTCTTCCAATACTTAATGTATTCAAGAGATTCAGGATGTAAAGTAGGAATTTCCTTCATTAAGAAGTTATTCCTATTGTTAATCCTAATGAAGTATCCTTCTAATTGTTCAGCAGTTATCATTAGCTACCTCCTTGAGCACCTTCCCATTTAATACATTCATAAATAAATTCTAACTTAACTATTAAAACTTCTTCTGGCTCATGATCACTATCATAAAAGTCTAGTGTTTTCTTAAACCAATCGTCATAGTGTTGTATTAAATGGGAGTCTAATGAATAAATTTGCTTATCAATTTTATCAAACAATTCATTCATTCTTATTACTTTATAATCTTCAAATTTACTATCCATTACAATACTCCTTTTTCACTAGCAGACTCATTTTGACCACCTTTAGTTCTACCACTATTGGATTCTTCTTGAATATCTTTTTTAATTTGATTATACTGTTTATGTATATTGTAAGTACCTACAACCATTTTATCTAATTGTTCAGCAGTACCTTTACTTCTTTTAAATTTACCATCTTCTGTTTCCTCATAACTATCTAAGCTATAAGGAGTTTCTTTAATAAATCTACCCCTTTCTTGAAGCTTTTCTTCTAAGTTAACTAACTCTTTCTCTGCAATAGTAATACATCTGTCTAAATATACTTCACATAATTCTTTAATTGCTTTATCAGAAAACTTAAAATCCTCACCTTTCATATACTCACTCTCAATAAGCTTTATTTTATCTTCTTTTAATACATTCCTCCAAACATTACTATCATTGGGGTCTAAAAATAAAGCAATAGCCCACATTATTTTTGAGGACTTTTGCTTATTCTTAGATTTATCAGAAGTATATAACTTATTAAATTGTGATATAGTTTTTATTATTGGATTCATCTGCCAATAATTTTCGTCTGTATTCCAATTTTTACTTAGAGTTTGCATTATTTTAACTTACCAGCAATTTCCGCTGAACACATATTGCTTGGGAGAATTCCATTATAAACTTTACACGGGAAATTTCTATTAATTAAATTAACAAGTTCTTTAGCTCCTTGAGGATTTAATCCAAGAATCCTAAGTTCGTTTTGAATATTAAGCAATTTTTCTTCTAATATGCAAATATAATTTTGATAATCATTAAGATTTTGCTTTAGATTTTTTACTTCAACACTATTTTCTATAGTATTTTCTCTAGTAAACAGAGCATCCTTTGATTGCCTAAGTAATCTCTCTCTTTCATCTCTCCAATGTCTCTGTAAACCTTCAACATAAGTTGTAA